GGCTTGACCCATACGAGCACGAAGCCATCGTTCGCCTTCTTTCTGAGTCGGGCCGTAGCGCAGTCTGGTAGCGCACTTCGCTGGGGGTGAAGGGGTCGCAGGTTCAAATCCTGTCGGCCCGACCATTGAGAATCGACATTGGAGCGATATTTGCCAATCCTAATTGGCAAATATTAATTCCATGTCTAAATCTAAATTCAAAATCTCCGAGTTCACCAACCCCAGTGGTGGCAAGGCTTGGCGGCTTTCCGGCACCCTTAACGGGAAGCGGATCCGCGAAAACTACAAATCGCGTGCTGAGGCAGTTGCCCAGCGTCAGGAATATGAGGTCGAGCGCCTCAACGGCGAGTCAGACGGCCAGACCGTCTGGACGACTCTCACGCATGATCAGAACCGTGATGCGATCGCGGCGGTCAACATCCTTAAACGTGCGAAGTTCCAGAAATCACTGACCTTCGCAGTCAACTACCTGATCGAGCACTACCGCGAAGCGGAGCATGCCGCACAGGTCGAGGATGTGGTCGATGGCTACATGGACGCGCGCTCGATGGACCAGACGCGGGGCCTCATTAGCCTGAGGCAATACAAGAACATCCGTGCGGAGATGGAAACCTTCAAGAAGGTGTTCGCAGAGCGAACTATCGACACGATCAGCAGTGAGGAACTTAAGGAGTATCTGGAAGGTAAACTGCCCCAGGCTCGCAATGCGGTCTCGCTGAAGACCTGGAACAACCGTCGCGGCTATCTGAGCACCTTCTACAAGTTTTGCCTGCTTAAGAAGCATGTGGCCGCCGATCCAGTGATTTACGTTCAGCAGTTTAAAATCCAGAAAGCACGAGGCACCGCCGCGACGCTCTCCGCAAAGCAGGCGAAAGAGTTTATGCACTGGCTCGAGTCCTACAAAGGGCAGCAGAACAAGGACGGCAAATGGTGGGGCGTGCCTGGCTGCATGGTTCCCTACTTTGCCCTGACTCTCTTTGCGGGCATTCGGCCCGATTGGGAAACGGGCGAAATGAGCAGCCTTCGCCCTGAGCATGTGCGTATGGATACCGACGTTATTTTCATAGAGCCCGAGGTCTCAAAGGTGAATGAAAAACGCAGTGTGAAGATCCAGCCGAACCTCCGCAAGTGGCTGGAGAAATATCCGCTGGACGAGTATCCGATCCTACCAACCCGTCGGCTAAAGCATATGTTCCGCGAAATCCGCAAACACTGGAAGCTGCCTCCGGACGTGATGCGCCACACTTACATTTCGATGACCGTCGGAGCCTTCCGTTCCGTTGGCGATGCCGCGCTCCAAGCGGGCAACTCAGAGGCAATTATCCGTAAGCACTATCTAGATATGAAAAGCGTCGAGGAGGCGGATTCGTTTTGGTCGATCGTGCCCGAGGGTGAGAAGCTGCCGCCGATGGAGAAGAAGGAGGGGCGGTATGTGATTGCCCAGAAGGAATAAGATTCATTACTTTGAGAATACGTGAACCACTATCTTTACCAACGCCAAGTGATTGCCTACCACGGTTGCGACCAATCAACCGTTCAAGGCATCATTGAGAAAGGCGACCAGCTCAAACCCAGCGAGGAGAAATACGACTGGCTGGGGAAAGGTATCTACTTTTGGGAGTATGGCCCAGAAAGAGCTATGGAATGGGCGCAAGAGCGTAAGCGACGCGGAAAAATTGACAGCCCTGCCGTGATTGGTGCTGTTCTAAACCTCGGTGAATGTTTCGACTTACTCGATACGCGCTATACCGAAACACTGCGAACTGCATGGCCTAAGTTTGTTCAGGCCAAAAAAGCACTGAACGAGAAGATCCCTGAAAATACTGATCCGAAAACGCTAACGCCTCGAGATCGAATCCTCCGTCATCGCGACTGTGCTGCGATAAATTGGACACTGAGCATGTTTGAGAGCAACGATATGACTTTCGATTCTGTTCGCGGCGTCTTCCAAGAGGACGCCCCCGCCTATGACGGCTCTGACATTAAGCTAAAATCGCACATCCAAATCGCGATTCGCAATCCTGCTTGCATAGTGGGCTATTTCTTACCATCTTAACTCTATGACCACGACAAAACTAGTCTCCAATGATCCACGTAAAGCATGGGATGTCGTTGAGAAGCGTTTTAACCGCCTGAGCAAGAAGGAGAAGGCGGAAACCTTGGTCCGTGCTGGAATTCTAACAAAGAATCACAAGCCACGCGCTCCCTACAAAGAAGTTCTCGCAAGCATTTAAAGGCCATGAACTTCGCCCTTCGATCATCACTTTAACTGCATCCCCTTTTTAGGAGAGACGGCAGGGTGGTCGATTGCGGCTGATTTGAAATCAGTTGAGCTGACAACAGTTCCGGGGATTCGACGTAGCGAAGCGGAGATGGAGCTGCCAGAGGCAGCGGGCAGAGCCCCGAGCGAAGCGAGTCAATCCCTCTCTCTCCGCCAATTTATTTACGCAATTCCTTGCGAATCCGAATCACGAGGTAAACCAGCGTCGCGAGGCCGACGAGAATACCTACGGCAGCGTTGACGCCATCGAGTATGGCAGTGGCTCCCGTTCCGGCAGTGCCGACTAAGGCGGGGCGCAGGTCGATGATTTGTTCGTAGATGCGGCGCATGGATGAAATAGCTAAAGGCGGATGGATAATGAATGATCCATGCGTCGCTTTCAGCTATGCAGGACACGGTAGCTAATCAGACCCATCGCGGCCTTAGCGGTATAGGCCGGAGGCCGTAGCCACTTGAAAGGGGGAAAGCGCAAACACAGAAAGGCTGAAACCTGTGAAACTCTACCCTGCCAACCGCATCTCCCTTCTAAGCTAACACGTCGGTTAAGTATCCAGTTGTATGGGTTTCTTGGTTGGAGTGGCGAAGCGTTCGAGGAGCTTGGTGATTTCGCGCTGCACTTGCAGGGCTTGTTGGTGCTCTTTGAGTGTTGCCGTTAGGCTGGCATCGATCTTTTCGCCCTGGGGCGTTTGATCGAGGACGTCGCGGAAGGTGTCGATGCCTTGCACGAGGCTGGCGCTGACTTTATCGGCGGTGCGTTTTTTCTTACCGAGCCAGACGGCGCCGACGGCTAATGCGCCGTTGAGCACGAGGCTGGCAAGCGAACTGGCTCCGGGCGCTGGAATGAGGGCAGTAGTGGCTTCGACGAGTGGTTTGATTGAAGTTCTGGGACGGACAATGCCGAAGGCCTCAGCTTCTTCGAGGGTGATGCCTTGCTCGGCAGCAACTTCATCGTAAGGGACTGGCTCATAGAAAGTGCTTTCGATGGTTTCGCAGCCAGTCGTCGTGAAAAGCGCGGTGAGTAGGCTGACAATTAATAGCCGCTGTCGGGTCTTCGAGTCTTTCATGATATTAATGGCAACGAGGTAGCGGCATAACGCGACTGGGCTATGCGTGAGTGATACGGCGTGCAGAGATGGGAGAGACGACTTTGATGTCTTCGGTCCAGTCGACGGCGAGAATGTCGGAGCGGGAATTGTCCTCACGATAGGTGCGGACAGTATCGACCCCGCCGCGACGGATACGGAAGGTCTTCATGAAGCCCGGGTCGTAGAGCGTGGGGCTGTTGTTGCCGTGGAAGATGATAACGGACTCACCTTCGAGGTTTTCAACCTGTCGGGGTGCACCCCGCTTGCGGAGGTCCCGCGACAGGACACCAACACGGATGTCGAGATCGGGGTTAAGCAGAAGCGAAGCAAACTGGTTGCGAGTCACCCCAACGGATGCGGCACCCGGGAAGCGTTTGATCACCTCGGGGTTGTGGCGGATGGTAGCCCAGATGGGGAGCGGGATGATCATGCGATCAGGCATGCGGCCGGTCAGGGTGGCCAGTATCTCGATGTGTTCGTCAAATTTAACTACGGGATCCTCGGCGCTGTCGCTGAAGTCGAAGGCTTCGTCCGATGGTTTGCTGGCCATCATGATATCGTAAACCTTCTTCTCGTGGGATAGTCGGGCAGTCGAAACCAGGGTGAGGGCCTTGGCCTGTTCGATGCCGAGGGGATCGCCTCGCCCAGCCTCGTCGCGTTCATGGTCGTCGATGGGGATTTCAAGGGCCTGAGGCATGCAGTTGTAGGTGGGATCGTCAGCCGCGAATTCGAGACGACGGGCCGGACCACCGACGGCGCGGGAGGTATCAACGGTCTGGAAGGTGTTCTTGTCGTCGAAACTTTTATACTGCCCGGTGGCGGCAGGGACGATGACCTCGGGCGCAATGAAGTCGGCCAGAGAGGACTTGAAGTCCTGCGCAAGACCTCGCGCGTAGTTGGTAAGGGTGACGTTAAACTTGGAAGAGCTCATAATTTTTGATGCTAGCGTTTGGGTGATTTAGGGAGGGTCTAAATTTTGATTAGGCTGGCGCGATGGGAGGTAAAATCACCCAACCTCTCGCCCACATAGGCGCGGCGCGGCGTTCTCGGCTGCGCTGCCGAAGTCACATATATTGGTATGCTCTTTTGGCTGCTCGCCTCGGGCCTTGCGGCGCATTGTGCCTGGGCTTCGTATCATTTAAAAATGAAGTGGGTTCGGTTAGGTGATTGGTGGAGGATTAGGCGACGGTAATGGGTTCGGGGCGGAAGAGGACGCCTTCGATCAGTTCTTCGGCTACGCCTGCTTCGAGGGCCTGAGCAACGATAGTCCGGTTGCCAGATTTAGAATCGCCCGACACTGTTCCGCCGTCATCAAGTTGTAGGTCTTGTCCGGCAATGACCGGGCCACTGAGCTTGAGTTTAACCGTTCCGGCTAGACCGCCGGCAGCGATAGCGACCGAAGCGGCACCGCCTGGCCCACTGCCGTAAACGACAACGCCAAAGGGGGGCAAACTGGAGGCGACGGAGAATAATTCGACGGCACCAACATTACCTGCTGTTTGGATACTGACGAAATAACCCTCTTTGCCTGAAAGATCTGCGTCAGGAGAAAAAGGAAGAATAGCGTTTTCGCGTGTGGTTTTGGACATATCTTGGAAGGTGCTAGGTTTTAGGTGCTAGGTTTTAGATTCTTTCAGCGGAAGAGATCAGGCGCCTCGGTTTGGGCCTTGGCAAAGATGGTCTGGAAGTCGGCACCGGGGTGCGCGGCCTGGACTTCGGCGAGCTTCTTTTGCTGGAGCTGCATCTTGTCGAGCAGGCTTGACTTGGGGTCGTCGCCATCGGTGACTTTGGCGAGGACTGGATTTGCGGGGAGCGATTCGAGGGCTTTAACGGCCTTCGCTTCGTCGCGGATGAGGGCGTCTTGCCAGAAGGCTTTCGCATCGTCGTCTTTCGGCGCAATGCGCCCTGCGTTGACAGCAGCTTCAACATGAGAAGCGGCACGCGCTTTGCCCGCTTCGTCCTTCTCAGTCTCAAGCGTATCGATACGAGATTGAAGCTCGTTAAACTTGACTTCGATGACTTGAGCGGCGGATTCGTCCGAGGCTTCGATGGAGTCGATCAGCTTCAGTGCATGGAGTTTGGCTTGAATAGGATTAGGCATAGATTGATTGGATTCAGATTTAGCGAAAAGGGGCGCGATGGTTTTGAATGCGGCCCGGTTGACGAGGCCGCCCATGTTTGTTTCCGAGCCAACGACATGGCCGGCCTCGTCGGGCACAAAAGTCGGCGAGAAGCGGCGGAAGGTTTTTTCGGTGACCGCTTTCTTGCCTGCCCCACTCCAGTCTACCTTGGCGCGGACGCCTCCCGTTAGCGGATCATCGCCCGCCCAGTAAAACTCGGTCGGCCAGGCGGCGGCTTCGCGGTCTTCGTGGTTAAAGTCGAAGAAGGGGCGGTCGTCGTTGCCTTCGGTGGCTTTGATCAGTTGAGCCTGAAGAAAGTTGTTGAGCGTCTCGGCGGTGGAGGCATCGACGGTGATCTCGAGGGAGACGGGTTTGCCGTTACGCGATGCGTTGATTCGGTGCGTGCCGGGAGGCATGTATTGAAGATCGGAAGGAGCTTCAACAGGTGAAGAGTCAGGAGTGGAAAGTGAAAGTGGCGTGGTGAGCGCTGCTTTGATCGCTTCGGGCATAGAACGAGGTTCGAGCCTCGGGATGCGGGTAGCGAGCGGGTGATTTCACTGGGATTAACGGAGTTTCACGATTCAATGAATAATAACGGATGAATGATCCATGCGTCGCCGCTGGCTATGCAGGACTCGGTGGCGGATGCCTTGGGCCGGCTTTTTCTTAACCGCTATTGTGCGCTAATCTGATTTTGGGTTTGGCAGGATCACTCTCGGGGGAATGATCTTTGAAGATGGAACTTCCGGGTAAAGAGAACTGCTATGTGGATGAGCGAAAGGTGACGGACTACCTGCTCAATACCACGCGCATGCCTACTGCGGCGAAGGCGCGGTTCTTTTTCTCCTGCGGCTTCACTTCAGACGAATGGCCGGAACTTGCTCGGGCGCTGAAAGCGCACGGGCAAACACAACCTGTGGTCGGCACCACTAAAAGCGTCTACGGTGCTAAGCATGAAATCGAAGGGCCGCTAAGATGCCCGGATGGACGTTCACCAATCGTTCGTAGCGTCTGGCAAATTGATAAGGATGAACTTGCACCGAGGCTGATTACCGCCTACCCTATTTTGAAATGATCGAGGAACATGCCAATGTAGTTCTCACTGAGGACTTGCCTGAAAACGGTCTTGCCAAGGGCGATGTCGGCGTTGTCGTGCATATCCACAAGGGAGGCGAAGCCTGCGAAGTGGAGTTTCTCACGATGGATGGGAGCACCGTGGCTTTGCTCACACTGGAAGCCACACTGCTGCGCGTAGCCGATGCGCGGATGATCCCGCACGTGCGTGAAATCGCGGTCTAGGTTTTATTCGTTTTGGACTGCACGTTGATCTCACAATCGCAGTTGTGATGAATCGGTGGCGGGGTCGTCCAGCCATCGGGATAAGTGGTGCCGTTGAGGGGGCTGCAGACGGGGCAGTCGCCTGCCGTCCATACGAGATCGTGGGTGCTTAGGTCGGTGGTCCGGAGTAGTTCGGCCAAGTCGGTGGCGGCTTGGGCTTTGCGGGCGTTTAGGGATTCGGTGGACTCACTTGCTGCTTCAATGCAGCAAGTTTCATTTGTGCTTTGTTCCTTCAGCGCCCGGAGGGCACCCGCTTCAGTCACCCCTTCGGGGCCAACGCTGGCGCGTGGACCATCTGCGCGCTGCCGCGCTCCGTCTCCTCTCGGAAGAAACAAGTCTTCCGAGGGGCCTGGCGCCGGAACTTTGTGGCGGTCGTAGAGCCATTGTTTGCTGACCGGCAAGCCCATGTCTTTGAATAGGAGCTTGTCGCGTTCCACGAGTTGGCGGTCTTTCTCGGGGCGGTTGAGTTCGACTTCGAGGAAGGGAAGCTCTTCGGAGTTGCCCCAGTTCAATTCGATGATGCTTGGGATCAGTTGGTTGTTGATCACGTCGATCACGTAGCTCGCGTAGTTCTCGTAGAGGTCGAGTTCGACTTCACGGTGCACACTTCCCAGCGCATAGCTGCCCGAGCTACCTTCTTCACTGGTCAAGGTCTGGCCAAGGAAGAGCAAATCACAGGCACGGTCGGCGAGGAACATGAGGCGTTCAGTGGGTTCGGACTTTCCAGCGACTCCGGGCGTGCTGCCATGGATCATCTGTAAGTCGGTGCCCTGGGGGAATGCGCCCCAAGCGGCGGTGCCCATGTTGCGGAGCATGTCGGAGATTTGGTCGATCTGGGTCTGTGGTGCGGTGGGATCGTAAGTGGCCCAGCGGATCGGGAGGCCGAAGAGTTCGGCTTTATGCGCCATCCACTCCCAGCCGAGCATACGGCCAAGCCAGAGATGTGCGAGGGCGCGGAGTTGCGCGGTCTCAGCGATGTGCCCGGACTTGGCACGGTAAACGCCGACCATGAATTTATGAGGGTAGGACTCGAAGCGTTTCGGGTTTTCCTGATTCCGATCAGGAAAAAGCCGTAACGCTTCGGAATTGTGAAGGGTGAAGTTTGAAGAGTGAAAATACTGAGGCTTTTCAAAGCCAAGACAGGTCCACGGGACACGGCGGGTGCCGGCGGGGACGTATTTGCCGTTGTCGACAGTCCAATCGATTTCGAGGACGGAGACGCCACGGGCGACGGCGTCGAGCAGTTCGTAGATGGTGGCTTGGAAGTTGTGCTGCCCCTCCCAAGTGGCGGCTTTCTGATTGTGGAGGACGTGTTCGACGAAGGCCGACTTTTCGAGGGCGGAAGCGGTGGGCTCCCTGCCCTTCTCGGTCCAGGGCTGAAGGTTGAACGGGAGCTTGGCGACGGCCTTCTTGATCTTGTTCAGGTTGGAGCGGAGGCGATCCCAGGTATCCTCCATGGTGTTGAACAGCTCGTTCTGGAGCATGAGGTTGCCCCGGCCGCCTTCGTCGAGGATCCAGCCGAGGGTCTCGGGATCGAAGTCGATTGGGATCGGCGACAGTTGGTTGTCGCGGGGGTGCGGGCGGATGATGGTGCGTTGGACTCCCATTTGGAAAGGGCCTGAACAGATCGAGGCGAAGGGTTAGTTATGTTTGATTAGGCTGACGCCCGCGAGGGGTTCGCCTCAATCCTCGGGGCTCCATGCCGGTTGTTCCTTCCTCCGACCTGCGGTCACGTATGTTTATACGTTCCCTTGGTCGTCAGTCGTCAAAGCCGACAGCATCGCCACCGTCAGACCCTTTCCAAAGAAAAGGCCACGCAGATGAGACGTGGCCTGATGTTTTAGTGCAAAGGTGCTATTATGCGGAGCGGGAAATTTAACTGGGTTTCACTGCGGGCCAGTTGCGCGAGATGCGATGCAGCTCGCGCAACGTCAAAGGTAGGCATGGAGTGGAGGGGAAGCCGTAACGGAATTGATACCATCGACTGGGTATCCCTTATCGGAAGTCATAGGTGTTTTTAACGTTCACATCGACACTCCTATTTTGGATTTCTACAGGAACCTCAACACCTTTTCTAACATCAACAATCCTGACATCCATGGCCTCATATATATTAGGCATTAAACGATCAATTGTTTTAAGGCGTTCATTCGCTTGGATTAGTTGAATGAAGATGGCGATTAGAACCGCTAAGATTGAAACCTTCAACAATAGGTCAAATCGATCCTGAATGTATACTTTTAATCTGATTAATGCTTTAAGCATGGTGCACCTTCTTTTATATTGTGTTCAGTCGAGTGCTTACTTCGTGAAGTAAATCATCTACTGTTTCCTCGGCACGGCAATGAACCTTTTGGATTTGCCCTGACAGGGAGCTTTCAATTTCTGCTTCTAGGTCTGGAGTGTCCTGTAGGATACGAACTATATAATCTTTTTGGTTTCTTCTAATTGAAAAAGAGATGCATGGATTCTCAGCATCAGTAAATTTGCTTTTGAGTAGTTCTAGTGTAGTCATATTCTTCTGGATAACTATTTTTATTAGTGTATCTCTAGGCGAAACTAGTTAGGCTTTACTCAGCTTCAAGCTTAATGGTTTGGAGCCTGCAAGAGACTGATATTCGCTGCTTTATGTGCCTGCCGGCATGCTCGCGGAGCGGAGTCTGTAGACTCGTGTGTGTCACAATGTCTCCGAACACACGCGCGCGTGTTATTCGGCCAAAGTGCGACTGACAAAATTAACCCCGCCACGCCCCAGCGAAGCGCGTCCGCATCGGTCGATGCCGTCTTCGATTCTCTCCAACTCTGGCCGGGGCTTGTTCGGAGATCCCCATACCATCCGGAATCTTCTCGGCAGCGTGCATGGCTAAGGCCAGAGCTGTCGCTCGGTCGGCGTGACCGTCTCTTGTTCTGGCGGCGATGAATTTAACCAGACCCTGCGGGGTGACGATGCGTTGGATGCTAGCGAGGTCGTCGCGGAGTTTTGCGTCGTTTGGGATACGGACTTTCTGGCTTTGAAAAGCTTTCTTAGCGCGACTGAACAATTCGCGTTTGCGATCGTTGGTGAAGTTGACGGCTTCGAGCTTGTAGTCCCCTAGCCTCTTGGCGAGGTGTTCGGAGATGGGGCCACCCATTCCAGTCGAGTCGATGGCGATGTAGCGGGCACGTGCGACACGCTCGGCAAGGATGGCCTCCTGCTCAGGGAATGGGGTGTTTTCAAGCACGAGAATTTCGCGGGTCCAGAGGACGCCGTTGACGCGTTCAAGCGTCCAGGCGACGGTGAGGTCTTTACGGCGGCCGATGTCGATGCCGACGAAGAGCGGATTGGGTGTCCGTATTTCCCAAGGGCCGAAGGATGCCGCGGGATCTTCGACCGTGCGGATCAAGTCCATCGGGAATACCTGGGCGGCGTGCTCCATGAACTGGCACTCGAACTCCTGTGCCCAGCCGTCGGGATCGCTGAGGTTTGACTTGAGCTCTTCGATGTCGAGGCCGAGGCCTTGATCGACGGCGTCGTAAACGCTGGTCTTGTGGCGCTTGAAATCGGAAGCGTCGTTCCACAATTCGTAGAACTTGTTGTTCATCCCGGCAGGCGTGGAGATGACACGCAGCTTCAGTTCGCCGCGCAGCGGGTTGGTGATGATGGGATAAACCGCTCGCCAGATCTCCTCGGGGTTTTCATGAAATGCGAATTCGTCGAGCACGAGATTGGCCGAGTAACCGCGAGCGGTTGAGGCATTGGCTGGAAGTGCGAGGATTCGGGCACCATTGGGGAAGCGGATTTGTGATGCTTTGGTCTCAGGACGGTAAGGCTTGCCTGTTTTTTGTTCGATGCCGTCGCAGAAGATCTGCCCTACCCGATGGACCTTTTCCATGAACTCGAGCGCCTGCCGTTCACCTGCCGAAAGGATGATCCAGTCGGAACCGGTGGCGATGGCATCGGCGACGACTTCAAAGGCAGCGGCGAGGGAGCCGCCGATCTGTCGGGATTTTAACCAGATTTTGAAGCGTGCGGGATCGTTGACCCAGGCCACTTGATACGGAAGGAGCAGGTCGAAGGGGCTTGGTGACTGACTTGGCTGCTGTTTTTTAACCACGAATGTTTGAGCTGGGCTGCGGCTGGATTAACCGCAGAGGTCGCTGAGAACGGAGAGGATCATTGAGAGGATGCTTCAGGGGCTGCGCCCAGGCGTTGTCTCCACTCGGCGAGGACTTCTTTTTCCTCCTTATTGGAGACGCTGACGTTGTTTTGGATAAGGGTCTGGGGCTTCTCGGCGAAGACTTCGGGCTTGAGGCTCTTGAGCATAAAAATAAGACAGGCATCCGAATAACGGCGCTTGTTGCCGCAGTGGTTGCCTTTGATGTCGAAGACGGGTTCCTCCCAGCCTTCGACGCCTCGGCGTGCCAGTTCGGCCTCGGCCTCCTCGATGCGTTTTGAGTTGCGGACTTTGTCGCGCTGGAGCTGAGCTTCTTTGAAGCGGGTGGCGAGGTCGGGATTGTCCGAAACGTGCCGGTAGAAATGGCGTTTGCTGATGCCCTCCTTCTCGATGGCCGGGTGTGTGTTGGCCCCTTCAAGGATGTTGGTAAGGACGCCCTCGAATAGCGACAGGGAGAACTTACGCTGTCGCGCAGTGGAGACTTTGGCTGTGAGGTTTTCGACACGGATGATTGTCGTCGGTGCTGACAAGGTTTAACAAGGTGGCGCTTTCACTCGGTTTGACTGGGTTTAACGATATAGGCGCGGGGGGGCACCGATGCCCCTGCTTAAAAACGCGCGTAAAGGTTTTGGGGCGAAGAACGGTGGAAGGTTGGGTGGTTTGGAAATCGCCTTTGGTCGTGTGGGGGTCGACACCTCAAGGCGGTGGCGAAGCCGCCGCTCGCGGGGGCTAGGCCCGCGAAATTGGTGAGCGTAGCGAATAGGTTTGAAACAGAACGGCGCAGGGGCGCCGCTGGCTCTTGGCGCTGAGCATGCGCGCCCCGCGCAACGCGGAGCGAGCGAAAGCGCGGGGCCAACCGCGCCGGGAGGCGGGGGGAAGGCCCCTTTGTTGGGGGCCGCCTGGAGCTACGGGCAACGAGGTGTGGCGTAGATGGGATGCTAGCGACTGGGAAAAGGTTATCCGTGCAAGTGCCCGGGCGGGGGCGGGGACTAACTAACTGTAGGCCACGAGTGAGGCACGAACGAGCCGACCGCAGGGAGGGCATGGCCGTTTTGCTGCGCCGGTAGCCGGAACGCTCGGGTGAATCGAAGCTCGGGGGGAACGGAGCGACACAATGTCCGTTATGTCGACATAAGGCGTCTGCGCCGTCCGCTAGGAATACAACGCGGTATTCGGCATAATGCGACATTGTGCGCAAGTTCCCAGGGACCTGAGCTGAGAGATTCCCGTGGTGTGAAGGCTGGCAAGCGGCATTGGGAGTGGATGAGGACCGGAATCCGGTCCGAACTGGTATTGCGTCGATCCCAGAGCAGTCTGTGAGCTCAGGCGCGGGCTGTGCAGCGGAGCGTAGGGAATTCCCGCTTAGCGGGATTGACCGGAGCGGTAGCGTAACAGAACGGGACTGAGGGAACAGTCTGCGGCGGGAACGTAGCGCAGTGGTAGAGCGAGCGTTGTGGGGAGATCGATTGGAACCATCGGTAGCAGTCGGTGACGCTTCGGTGGAGTGGAGTCGCAGTGGAGCTTGTGACCGGAGGTTCGCTGGAGGCGGAGAGGCCCTCCGCCGGTTTTGGGCGAAACACCTGGAGCGCGATCAGCGGACGCAGTGCCCGCCTTAGCGGGATCTGCGGGAGCCGCGTGGAAGGTGTTGAGCCCCGGCGGTGGGCCTCGTAGCCGGAAGTGACCCGGAGGGCGCTGCGTAACGGAGACGGAACGGAGCCGAGGTGGCAGCGTCTGCGGGTGGAGTTCGTTGCGGGAGCGACCGGAGCACGGGTGCCGACGCGAGGCATCCGCCTACGCTTGTGGAGTGCAGATCGGTTCGATAGCTCCGGCGGGACAGGCGTGCCCGGCAGCGGTGCGGAGGGAGCGGTTGGTTGGCGGCGATGGGAGAGCCGGCTTTGCTTGGAACGAGCGGTAGTCGCTCTGCCTTCGGAGTGGAGCTCCCGGTCGGAGCAGAGCGAATCCCGGCGGGAGCCTCCAAGGCGACCAGAGGGTTGAGCGGCGCGGAGCCGGGGGCGGAACGGAGACGGCAGTGCGACGGGTGGACTTGCGGGGCGGGTGAGCTTGCGCGTTAGCGTAGTTCCCGAGCGAGCGATGGGGTTGAGCGGCCAAACAAAGGCAGCTTCCTAAGAGGCCCTTTAATCTTCCTTCTTCGCGATCGGGATTACAAAGCTGGCTGGGTAGTTGCGATGCTTATCTGTAATCGCATCCGTTATACCAAAATCAATAAAAACAGCACTAGCGACAATTTTGGCACCCATTGAGCTTGGGATAATACCAACAGCTTCGCGCCCGTCGTCTGTTTTTACAGTGTATTTCAAGTCATCATCTGACTTACGAATCATGATCGTGTTTGGAATTTCTGTCTGCCATATTCCGCGCTTGTTTTGTAGTGTCGCATCACCACTTGAACCATCGCTAAGTGAGAGTGCGACAGGAGCCATCGCATCTTCAGTTAATGTTGCACAGCCTGATGCAAACATAGAAACAACTAACAGTAATAATAACGCTTTCATACTATATATTTTTCGAAAGGTTAGTAGTTTCATCTAACGGCCTATCAGTCAACCACCATAACTGTTACGTCAATTTATTATGGATGCCATAAGTAGGGGTTGGATTACGATTTCGACCTTCTTGCATGGTTCCAGCTTTGCCTATGACCGCTCTGCGAGCAGCTGATTCATCTTCGGCCTCTACTTCGAGAGGTTGCATGTCTTTTTTATGGCAGCCAGCCCAGCAGGGATCGTTGATGTCGATGGGGGTGAGTATATATCTATTCATAGGTTTCGGTCTTCGATGTAGTTAAAGGCATGTGTCATGGCGTCTTTTTGATCGCGGAAGATCTTACTCCCTAACTTGCTGTTGATTGAAATCTTAAAGAAGCGACCTCTTCCGCAGACGGCTACCCTGACACGTTTGTAAGGGTTGCCGTTGTTGGTGGTCTTCCAACCTTTTTCGATAAATCGTTTGAGGCCCGATGCCCGCCTTCGGGTGTCTCGCTCTGCATCTTGTGCCTCATGCTCGAGACCCAACTTTCCAGCGCAAACACAACCAACTTCTATTGAGTGAGGATAATCCGGATGGCCGAGTATGTGGTCATATCGGACATGGTGGTGGCCGCAGTAAGCGCAGAGATTATCTGCTTTTTTGCGGTCATCGCAGCCGTAATGCAGCCACCCTCGATGCGGGAAGCCAGGTTGTTTTACCAGAGGTGTTGTTAGTGTGGTCATAGTTGCTATGGGTTATTTGGTTTTGTGCTTTTGGGTGAGTTTTTTGCGCCAGGCGGGATTCTCCTGGAGCCAGTTGAGGGCGTCTTCTACGGTTGCGCGGTAACCGGGCATGGGGAAACCGGCCTTCTTCATGAGATAGACGTAGTTGGGGTGGCGGTTGAGGCGCCATGCGAGTTCTTTGACGGTGAGGAGTTGGGTGTCGTTGTGTTTGAGCATGATGGCGAATGGGTGATGAATAATGATTGATTTAAGGCTGCGGACACTGCGGATACTTGGGGGCTGATTTGGCTAACTTCTCTGTAATTTATGGATTATTTTCGGGTTCTTTACGCAAAAGTTAGGGGTTAGGGGGTGTAAGTGTCCGTAGTGTCCGCAATTTTTAGGAAAGTTGCCCCTACCCTGTGAGTTGATAGTCGTTGATGTGGAGTCCTCGGACGTGGCGCTCTTTGCGGTTGCCGGATTGGAAAATCTCCCAGCCTTGGTCGCGGAGGTAGTGCGAAATCTTCTGGTTGGAGCGGTAGCGGGGCTCCTCCCCTTCGTCTTGGCACCATGCTTGATAGGTCTCGCGAAGCTGGGTGAGGCTGGTTGTCAACCCCCACTGATTCTCGGTGCGTTCTTCCATGAAACGGGCGAACTGATCGGAGTCTTTTTGATACTCTTTGGTCGCATCGAGAACAGCCCCCGGGGGTTGGAGACCGCCTTGATCGATCATATCAATGTAGCCACGGATCGCCCAGTTGAGGATGCCGGGTAACTCGGTGCGGAACTCGGCCAGCACTTCGTGACGTGGTCGGCGCTCATCCTCGGGCATGGTCTTGAGCCAAGGGACGAGATGCACCCTCCTCCAGATACCATGATCGGTGCCGGCGATCTTAGGCTTATGGTTGCCGACGAGCCAAAGCTTATGCGTCGGGGTGAAGACATAGGGTTTTTCATAGGGCCGCCGTGCAGTGATGTCATCGCCACCGACGAGGCTTTTGATGCTGCTCTCGTTGAGGCGGCGTTCTTCAGGGATCTCATCCGAGACGACGATCCGCTTCCCCTCCATCTGTGCCTTGCGGTAATCGAAGTTGTTATCGGAAGCCTTGGCCATGAGTGCCTCGATCGGGACAGTCGTCATCAACTCCCCTGCCATCATTTTGAGGGCGCAGGTAAAAGTGCTTTTTCCATTGGCTCCCTTCCCGTAGAGGAAGAAGAGGATGTCCTTATCGACGTAACCTGTGAGCGAGTAGCCTGCGGCACGAGCAAGGTAGTCGATCAGCGATTGATCCCCCTGCATAAAGTAGTCGAGAAAGCGTGCCCAACGCGGAGACTCGGCATCGGGATTGAAATCGCAGGGCGTCTTGTAGGTGGCGCGATCGGCGGGGCGGTGCTCGCGGAAGACTCCATTGGCAAAGTCGAGGACACCGTTATTGACGACGAGGATACCAGGATGCTGGTCAAACTCGGTGGCGACGGTGCCAAGAATGGACTCGGCAAAGGTGAGGCATCCAGAGAGGTAGCCCGTGGAACGAATCTTCTGAATTCGTTTTTCAAGACCGCTCACCTGTGCGACACGCGGGTCCTTCTTGGGATCGGGTGCGGGTGAGGCTTCAATTTCTGCGCAGATGCTCTCGGCCAGTCCAGCGTAGGCGGCGGCGACTGCATCGGAAGCTTCGACAAGCGTGCCCTGCATTTCATCACGTTCCCAGATACCAGTTCGGTAGGTGCGCCAAACCTTAGCGTAATGATCGTAGAGCTTTTTGCTCTCAAAGATACGAGCGACCAGTGCGGCATCTCCCCGCTGGTTCTGACGATAGCAGGTCTCAACAAATTCACGGGTCAGCTCGACCTGAGTGATGTTCTTGGCCGGATCGTGATCGAAACTTTCAAGCCCATCCCGAGCGGAGGGATCGGCAAATCGAATACGCCCCGCCCATCGCTTCCGACGAGAAGCTTCCTGCGCATCGAAGCCCCCCTGCTTGGCATACCAAACAAGCGTCGCGATCCCAATCTGATCGAGCTTATGCTTCCACTTGTCGGTGTATTCCCCTGGCTTCTCTTCGGGCGACCATTCAGCGAGAAGTTGACAACCTTCCGCCATGGGCAGGACCGACCAGACAGCAGAGGCGATACGAAGCCAATTCTCATAAGCAGGACGCGACGGGACGAAGCGTAGCATCTCCCGAATATCCTCGGCGGTCGTCTCGACAGGTGCTTGCCAGGACTGCGATTGTTTACCCGCCGCCTGCAGCTCGGGAATCACAATCGGCTCGGCAGTCTTCCACTGAAGCTCAGTATCCCAACTGACGAAACAAAGACGCAACGGATCCTTGGTCGAGCGGTCGATCTGGAGACCGTATTTGTGAAGGAAGTAATCCTCGGCAGCGAAGAACGCTTCACGATGCCGCGAACCATCAATGCGAACGCCTGCCTTGAGCCCCTGCCCTGATGGCGAGGTGAAGACAAAGCCGACATGCGGATCGTCCATCAAGAGCTTCCGGACTTCCTCTAGATCGGCGAGTTGGGGATTGTCCTTGGCATCGAGGTCGGCTTGTAGCCAGCCCGAGTGGCCCGTCATCTTGGCTTCCATCGGGACGCCCTTCTCACGAGTCAGGCAACTAGCCGACAAGGTGAAGGCTGGCAGCGAACGCTTGCTCTCATCGTATTTCTGACGTGAGCCTTTATCGAGTCGCTTGCGAAGTAGAAGGATCGGCTCCTTCCACTCGTCGGAGCGAATACGCTCCAAGAGTTTACCCAGCGATGGTTGTTCGTCGGGTTCCTGAGCAAAGGCATTGGGGAACAAGCCAACACACTTGGGAAATGTATCTGAGAGAGAGGTCATGAATTTGAAATATCGCGGTAGAATTGAATGGCCTCGGATGAGACAAAGATGCCGCTGATCCAGTCCTTCAGGTGCAGACCAGACAGCCCCCGCAGACGGGAGAGCGCGACGTAAGCCTGCCCTGGCTCACGGGCAGCGCGGATGTCGATCAAAGCACGATCCAGAGTAAGCCCCTGGCTCTTGTGGATCGTCATGGCGTAGGCGAGACGCAGCGGGTATTGGGTGACACTACCCGAATCCTGACGCATCGGATCGAAGTGAAAGGTGTTCCGACCGATCTCCGTCATGCGGCCTCCATCCAGCTGCACGAGGATACGCCCATCAAAGGCGAACTCCTCCACGGTTCCAGTGGCACCGTTGGCTGCAATCAAATCCCCTTCCACCGACAAATTACGCGTGACCATAACACGGGCACCTCGCTTGAGACGCAGCTCCCAAGGCGTGATCATATTCTTACGAAGGAACTCGACCTCATTGGGTGGGCCTTCGCTGTCGGCGACGAACACCCTCTCCTCTTCGTCTTCAATGCAACCCAGCGAGTAATCATTCCACTTGTTGACCTGCGTGTTATGCGTGAACAGGCGGGTAATATCGCGATCAGGGAAACGGGCGATGCGAGCACTGAGCGTGCGAGCAGTTGCACCACGAATCCGACCCTCGCGGAAATCATTGAGCGCAGAGATGAACTCTGGCTCATCCTGCCGATGAATGGTATCGAGGAAGGCAGGAACAAAGTCCGCCCCCTTCCATGCTGACGACTGGAAGGCCCAATCATACACACCAGTCTTACTGACGGGCGGGAGCTGGAGAAAGTCTCCGACAGCAATGATTTGAATGCCACCAAACGGGCGGTCGTCAGTGCGAATCTGCCGACAATGGAAGTCCAGATAGTCGAGCACACGACCCGGCAACATGGAAATTTCATCGATCAGTAATGTATCGGCTTTACGGATACGATTAAACGCAGCCCGACGAGCGGGGAACATGTTGCATTCGAGCCCGCGAAAGAAATCGACAAAAGATTCGCTGAGCTTCGGGCCGATACCGATTCCTGCCCAACGATAGACAGTCATCGTGCGGAGCATCAGACCTGTCTTATGGAGAAAGGCATCTTGCAGATTGATAGCAGCGATTCCCGTGGTGGCCGTGACATCCACAGGGGAAAAGGAGGATCCGACAAACTCTCCGACAACGGTTGACTTACCCGTCCCTGCCAGACCTGAGAGAAAGACGTTCTTGCCACCACGCATCAGATCGAGCGCGTGTTGTTGGGAAGCATCTAGCCTAATGGCGGATTGCGGATTCTTGATTGCAGATGGTTTGAGTAAAGTAGTCATGATTCGTTGGTATTACGTTTTGTGCAGATTGGGCATGGATCGCGGAGCGGGACCGCGCGGCCATAGCGGGAACATTCAGGGCAACAGCCCAGTTGCGTCGTTGGCGGCCTGACCACCAAATGTCTCACCGGCTTATTGGCGTAGGTTGATTTATGAGTATTTTTAAAAGTGCGTCCTTCAGACGGGCGGTGAACGCCACTAAGCCTCAAGTCCACAAGCGCCTCTGGCTGCGTTCCAGACTCGGAACCGTCGCAGTCACGCACATCAGTGCGCTCCTTTGCCGAACCCGGTCTGCGCCTTGCCAGAAACCCTTCTGAATCTTGTGAGACATCTGGTGCTAGAACGGGTCGCCGGGGCGCGGGTTGTTGACGAGTGGCAGACGTTTTAAGAGGACGAGCGGTGCCGTGATTCGGTTCGGCGGTTCCACGGCTAGCCAGGCGTGGTCGCTCTCCGGCTCGATCCAGATCACCAGATCCCGATCGAGTGCGTGGCGTGCTTGCCACCAGAGCTTTTCGTCGGGCGAGGCATTCTCGGAGGGATAGTCCATTGGAATGTCGTCGCCCGTGGCTTGGGCTGCCTGCAGCTGCCTCCCCTGCGCCTCCGTCTTCGGAGGGAGGGGCTGCGACTCCCCCGGCTGGGGAGCCGAGGGGTCGGACAGCTTCAGGCCAGCTGGCTTGGAAGCAGCCTTTTGAGCCATGAGTTCGCGGAGGGATGGCATCAGTAAGCGAGCTCCTTGGTTAGCGGGGCAACGACTCCGAGCTTCCGCGCCACGGCGGCAGTCATTGCGATATCGTTGCGGAGGTAGTCCAGCGCGGCGGCACGATCCTGCTCCAGCAGTTCCGCAAAGCGAGCGCCGTCACCATTCTTCGCGCCGACTCCGAGATGCTTCGCTAAGCGATCGAGTGAGATCGACGCTTGATAGTCACCCAGCTTCCAGCTCTCCATCAAGTCAATGAAGCGAGAGTTGAGGTAGCGCCCATTGAGGACACCATAGGGCACGGAGACACCCAACTTGTAGGAGCGACGAATCAGGAAAGGAATGTCGAAGCGATTGGAGTTGAAGCCGACCAAGTGTCGCCAGATCCCATCCGGCGCGGCTAGTTGCCAGAAGCGATCCAAGAGTTCGATCTCGGTAAAGCCTTCCTCCGGATCGACGATTAGCAGATCGACTTCGTCATCGAGCATGATGCCGATGGCGAGCACGCGCCCGGTCGTCGCGCAGAGGGCAGCCTTATCGCGCCATGCAGCGCGTTGGGCGTCGATCTTCTCGGCGATCTTCTGAGGGTCTTTGAAGTTCGCCGGAGCGGTGAACTCCGGTTCCATCGCGGAAAGGACGGCCTCGACTTCCGGGCCGGTTTCGATGTCGAAAATGAGCGCGTTCATTAGTAGTCGGCCTCCTCGGTTGTGGCACCTTCCAGCGCAGCCTTGGCCTGCTCCAATGCGGCAGCGAGACGTTTGTCAGCAGCCTTTGGTTTCTCCAAGGTGGCGAAACTTGGCAGCCAGTGGGTGAGCAACTTCTCGACAGCCTCGGCATCGAGGTCTCCGAGTTGGACACCGGCATGCTTACCGACATGAACTTCGGTCGTCATCCAGTCCTCTCGACCAGCAGCTTCACCCGTGTCGGGGTCGGCAGGGTTTTCAGCTTTGCGATAGCTGGCTTGGCTCCCCTGCCCTTCGCGTGGTTCGCGATCCTTCTTGCGCACGAACTTTCCCGAGGACTGGAGTGGCTCACCGTGCGCCTCCTTGTGCGGCGTGATGGCAGCGATATTGGCGTATGTCTCACCGTTGTTGCCTTCTGAGTGCGTGACGACGATGTAGACGGGACGACCGATGAGTGACTCGGTATCGAAGTCAGTCAGCTCCTGAGCATTCAAGTCGCGGCCATAGAGCTGCTTCATGAATTTTCGGAAGTTTGCCTTCTCGTGCAACGACGCCGTGAATGGTCTCGACCAGACGCAAAACGGGGAACCGTTCTCCTGCTTCTGATCAATTTCAAAGACGAGTTTAAACACGTCGCGCTCGCCGTATTGCGTGGTTTGGTGCTCCAGTGGAGTCACGTCCACGCAGACAGCGCGGCCGTTATATTCGGGGCAGGGAGAGAAATTCCCTGCGGATTTGTAGCTTAGTTTCATAGTATCTATGTGTGTATGGTTATTTTGTTTTGCGAAGATGGCGGCGGCTATGAACGGTGCAGTCGTTACGCAGAGCCTCCCTGACCTCCTCGACGTCGAAACGAACGAGATGGCCGAGTTTGATGTAGGGGATCTTGCGTTGGGCTTGCATTTGTCGGAGCCAGCGGAGTGATGGGCGCGAAGACGGATCGAAGAGTGCTTCGAGTAGGCCATTGGCATCGACGAGCCTCTCAGCACATTTGGCCGAGTGAAACTGATGCAATTGATTTTCTTCTGTAGTTTGCATTTTCAATGGATGTTGGAATCAGCTTCACTCTCGCGTCCACATGCGGCGTGTTCGTTGGCCGGTGCGGCGGTCACGTAGATGGCTACGCTCCCTTGCCCCTTCCGCCTCAAGCGCCACATCTGGATCGCGCCAAATGAGCCGAGCGTTTTTCGATTTTCGGTTGTTGGTGGTTCTTGTGTGATCATTTTTCGGGTTCGTTAATGGTGTCTGGTGTCAAGTCAGAGAGGTCGTCGCTATGCACGAGCAGCCAAAAGCCAGGGCGGCCCTTTTCGGATAGGCAGACGACGGGTGTCTTTCGCTCGGCATCAGCGAGACGCTTGGTGTCGTCCCAAAGACGCACCGCGGCAAAGCGCTTGCGTTGTTTGCATTCGATGAAGAGCTTCGGGTGAAGCGAGTCGGAGCGGGTCAGCTTCGAGTTACCACCAGAGAGCGCGTTGCGCTCGCTGCCGAAGAAGCGAGCGACGCGTCGCTCGAATGCTTTCCAGGCTTTGTCACTCATGCCAAAGCCCTCCAGCATTTTGTTTGTGGTTGAGGCCGCCCAGAGGGCACCCGTCCGAAACCACCCTTCGGGCACGCCTGCGGCGCACCATCTTAGCGCTGTCGCGCTGCGCCCATGATTTATTTGCCATAGTAATTTACTTGTTATTTGTGGTTGGTTTATTGGTGAAAATTAAAGAATTGCTTAAAATAGGCATAGCTACGCCCTTGAGAGCTGTTAATAGGCCCTAGAAGTTAAAGTTTAAGTTGTAGCTAACTGTTTTAGCTAGCCAGCGCGCGCTGGTGCTGCCTCGGAGTGACCAGCGCAGGCACGTAGATAGCGATCTACCGATGCCTGAGGGATACGAATCACGCGCTTATTCATCCGATAGACCGGCGCGATATCCTCTTCCTTAATCAGCTTAAGAACAGTCTTAGTGCAGAGTCCAAGCTGTAGAGCGACTTCTTTTGGGGAGAGCGTAGGTGCGGCTTGATCGGACATGGTTCTGAAATTTTTGCTTGTGAATCTACTGAAAGAGTGAGTGCGCTAATTGGCATTGGATAACTCGAAAAAGCGCTCACTTTCATACACTGACAAGTCCTTTCTTTAATCCTTCTTTAAGTTTACTCTTGATTCCGCACCTTTCTTTAAGTTATTCACGCACCATGCACAAATTAATCACCGAACCATGCAGACGACACTCAATTGAAGTTGGACGTCAGCTAACGGCTTCCACTTTATTCTCTAAGCACACTCATGACTGCCGCTGAACCCCCAACAAATCCCCTCGGAGAGACCATTAAGATGCTCCTCCGGCTACGTGGATTGAAGGCTTATGAGCTGGGCAAAAAGATCGGTGTCAGCGCGACTTCGATCAGCAAGATCATGAATGGTGCCAGCCGTCCACGGCAGAATACCTTTACACGCATGTGCAAAGTGCTCTGCACAACTAAAGACGAAGAACAAAAACTCGTGTCAGCCTTCGCTGGCAGCGAGCAACTCATCGAAGACAACGAACCCAGCAATAATCCATCCGCTGAGAAAGAACTCCTGAGCCTACGGGCCGAGCAGTTTCTCGAGCGCAAGACGCAAGCCATCCTCTTCAAGCGCAGCGTGGCCCGGGAGCTAGATAAGGCTGGCATCGCCTACCAGCAAGACTACTGCGAAGGGATTTACTCGACTGACTTTTTGATCGAGAAGGACGGGAAACGGATCGCGCTGGAGTGTAAGGCGAATGCGGGCCGTGATCCGGAGAAGACTTTAGCGATGGCGGAGCTATTGAAGGAAGGCTTGGGGTGTGAGCGTGTGGTGATTGTAGTGCCTTACCACGAGGAGGGAGCACCGCCTGACTTTGTCTGTTTGCACGAAATCGTTTTACACTTAAACACGAGCTTGGAACTATGACCAACACTCCCTACTTTACAACTTCATTAAGTTTATATCAGTTAGCTTATTAGCAATGTTACTTATCAACTAATGACCCCGGAAGAGAAAAAGGACCTAAGCGAGAGCGACATTTGCGATCTGTTTATCACGCCCGCAATCAAGAATGCTCACTGGGATCCGATGACCCAGATTCGGCGCGAATACCCGATTTCACCCGGTCCGGTTATCGTTCGAGGTAACATGTCCTCTCGTAACAAGAAAAAGAGCCGCCGCGCCGACTACGCGCTTCTTCGAGAAACCGGCGTGCCCATTGCCGTTGTTGAAGCGAAGGAGAATAACCACTCCGTAAGCCACGGCATACAGCAAGCTCTCAGCTATGCGGTCGATCTGAATGTTCCCAGTGCCTTTAGCTCAAACGGCGATGCCTTTGCATCTTACAACAAATTCCCCGAAGCAGGCGAAGATATCGAATGTCAATTCCCACTCGATGCATTTCCTTCTCCAGCGGCTCTTTGGAGTCGCTACAAAAAATACCGCGGTATTGAGGATGAGGATGAAGCACTCGTCCTAGAGCCCTACTACAAAGACGCCCAAGGCAAGGAGCCGCGCTACTATCAGAGCGAGGCGATCAATCGCTCGATTGAAGCAGTAGCCAAAGGCCAAAACAGACTGCTTCTAGTGATGGCCACCGGCACAGGTAAGACCTACACCACCTTCCAGATCATCTATCGACTCTGGAAGGCCCACAAAGCCAAACGCACACTCTTCCTAGTCGACCGAAACGTGCTTGCCGATCAGACGCTGGTCAACGATTTCAAGCCATTCGGCTCGGTCATGACCAAGATCAAGAACCGTAAAATAGATCCGTCTTACGAGATATACCTTGGGCTCTATCAAGCCCTCACTGGCCCCGAAGAAGTCGATAAGATTTTTAAGACCGTCTCGCGCGACTTTTTCGACCTGATAGTGATCGACGAGTGCCACCGAGGCAGTGCCTCCGAAGATTCGGCATGGCGGGAGATTCTTGAATACTTTTCTGGCGCGACACAAATCGGCCTGACTGCCACGCCCAAGGAAACGAAATACACTTCCAACATCACCTACTTCGGCGAGCCGGTTTACAGCTACACCCTCAAGCAAGGCATCGAAGACGGTTTTCTCGCCCCCTACAAAGTCGTCCGCTACAACATCGACCGCGACCTCGAAGGATGGACACCACCGGCAGGCATGGTCGACGACCTCGGGCAGGAAATCGAGCAGCGCGAATACAACCAGCAGGACATGGACCGCAAGCTCGTGCTGAATCAACGCACCAAGCTCGTGGCCAAGTGCGTGATGAAGCTACTCAACGCCACCGATCCCTACTCGAAGACGATCATCTTTTGCGAAGACATCGACCACGCCGAGCGTATGCGTGTGGCGATTACCAACGCCGCGGGTAAGCTCGCACTCGACAACCCAAAATACGTGATGCGCATCACAGGTGACAGCGTAGAGGGCAAAGCCGAACTCGACAACTTCATCGACCCAGAGAGCAAGTTCCCCGTGATCGCCACCACATCCGAGCTACTCACCACCGGAGTCGATGCCAAGACCTGCAAGCTCATCGTCCTCGACAAGACGATCAACTCGATGACCACCTTCAAGCAGATCGTGGGCCGCGGCACACGCATCGAAGAAGAGCACGGAAAGTTCTTCTTCACCGTGATGGATTTCAAAAATGCAACCAAGCTCTTCTCCGACCCCGAGTTCGACGGCGAGCCCGTCGTGATCTATGAGCCCGACCCCGACGATGACGATCCCGTGCCACCCGACCCCGATGATGACCCAGAAGCGGACTACGTTGAAGAAGAACAAGCCAGCTTCAACGCCAAGAAAGTCTACGTGGGTAATCTAGAGGTGAAGATCCTCTCCGAGCGCGTCGAATACCGCGGCGAAGACGGGCAGATGGTGACCGAGTCTTACCGCGACTACAGCCGGAAAAACATATTGAAGGAATACGCCTCACTCGACGACTTTGTAAACAAGTGGAACGCCACGAAGAAGAAACAAGCCATCGTCGCAGAGCTTGAAGAATACGGCATCGAGCTCGACAAGCTAGCCCAGGAAGTGGGCCACGACTATGGCGACTTCGACCTAATCTGCCACATTGCTTACGACCAGCCACCGCTCACGCGCAAGGAGCGCGCGGAGAATGTAAAGAAGCGCAACTACTTCACCAAATACGGCGCAGAAGCCCGCGCCGTGCTCGAAGCCCTCTTAGCGAAATACGCCGACGAGGGCGTGCTCACCATCGAGAGCCCGAAAGTCTTGAAACTCACTCCCTTCGATCAGATGGGCACCCCCGTCGAGATCATCAATAAAGCCTTCGGCGGGAAAGCAAACTACGAAACGGCCCTCCAGGACATGGAGCGCGAACTCTTTGAACAACAGCACACAGCATGAGCAATGTAAGCGGCACCATTAAATCCATTCAGGACATCATGCGTAAGGACGTCGGCGTCGACGGCGACGCGCAGCGCATCAGCCAGCTCGTCTGGATGTTCTTCCTGAAAATCTACGACGACCGCGAAGAGGAGATCGAGCTCCTCGAAGACGACTACCAGTCGCCCCTGCCCGAGCAGCTACGCTGGCGCAACTGGGCCGCCGACCCCGAGGGCATGACCGGCGAAACGCTGAACAAATTCATCAACGACGAGCTCTTCCCCACCCTAAAGGAAAAGCTCGTGCTCGAAGGGCCGAACGGCAAACGCGCTCAAGTGATCCGCAACGTCTTCGAAGATGCCTACAACTACATGAAGTCCGGCACCCTGATTCGCCAGGTGGTCAACAAAATCTGCGAGATCAACTTCAACAACACCGAAGACCGCCACACCTTCGGCAGCATCTACGAGCAGATCCTCAAAGATCTGCAGAGCGCAGGTAATGCCGGCGAGTTCTACACCCCACGCGCTGTCACCCAGTTTATCGTGAACCGCGTGGACCCACAGCTCCACGAGACCGTGCTCGACCCCGCTTGCGGCACCGGCGGCTTTCTCGCCTGCACGATCGACCACAAGCGCAGCCGCTACGTCAAAGCCGCAAAGGATGAAGAGACACTGGTCGACAGCATCCACGGCGTGGAAAAGAAGGCACTACCCCACATGCTCTGCACGACCAACATGATCCTGCACGGCATCGACACACCCACCAACATCCGCCACGACAACATGCTTAGCTGCCGTGCCTACGTTGACTACGGCGAGAAGGATCGTAAAAACGTAATCGTGACCAATCCCCCCTTCGGCGGCACCGAAGAAGATGGCGTCGAGAATCAATTTCCCGCCACCTATCGCACCCGCGAAACTGCCGATCTCTTTATGGCGCTCGTCATCAAGCTGCTGAAAAACAATGGCCGCGCCGCCGTCGTCCTGCCTGATGGTTTCCTCTTCGGCGAAGGCATGAAGACCCGCCTCAAGCAAGACCTGTTGGAAAAGTGCCACCTGCACACCATCGTGCGTTTACCCAATGGCGTCTTCAACCCCTACACCGGGATTAAGACGAATGTGCTCTTCTTTACCAAGAAGCCCGAGAACGAGCAACCCGCCACTAAAGCAGTCTGGTATTACGAGCACCCTTACCCCGAAGGCGTGGTCAGCTATAACAAGACCAAGCCGATGCGCTTCGAAGAGTTCCAGGCTGAGATCGACTGGTGGGGCACTGAGGCCGACGGCTTCGCCAGCCGCCAAGAGACCGAGCAAGCCTGGAAAGTCAGCATCGAAGACATCGCAGCGCGCAACTACAACCTCGACATCAGCAACCCGCACGTGGAGGCAGCAGAAGAGCACGACCCCGAAGAACTGCTCGCCGACTACGCCATACAGCAAAGCAGTATCCAAAGCCTGCGCGACGAATTGAAATCCATTTTGGCCAACGCCCTAACGGGAGACAAATAATGCCCATCGCCGAAAAACTCATCACCGAGCACCTCGACACTTGGACAGGTGCGATCAAAGCCAAGTCCGCATCCGGTCGCGGCGGAGGTAAAAAGCAGGAACTCTATGGCATCAATAAGCTTCGCGAGCTGATTCTGGAATTGGCGGTGCGTGGCATGCTGGTGCCGCAGGATCCGAATGATGAGCCGGCTTCAGAGTTGCTGAAGAGAATCGAAGCAGAAAAGGCTGAGCAAATTAAAGAAGGCAAAATAAAAAAACAAAAGGCACTAGCACCAGTTGAGGCGAAGAGCCTTCTCAGCTCTCAACCTACTGGTTGGGAACTCGTTAAACTTGGAAATCTCCTCAACAGAATTTCCAATGGTTTCTCAGGTAAACAAGATAAAAGTGGCAATGGCCACCCCCTGACTCGAATAGAAACAATTTCCGATTCAACTGTAAACCTAGAGAAAGTAGGCTTTACGACAAATCTACCTGAAGAGAAACGCGATTACTACAAGCTACACAGCGGAGACATCCTCCTCTCGCATATTAACAGCGACTATCACGTAGCCAAAACCGCAGTTTTCATCGGTAATAGTGAATTATACCATGGAGTTAACTTACTCCTGCTAAGGCCCAGCGGTATAATTAACACTTCTTACGTGGATTTGTGCATCAATCAACTTCGGCTATCGGGATTTTTTCTCGCAATTGCTCAACATGCTATTGGCCAGTCTTCAATTAACCAAAAGAAGATAGTCGAAACATTAATCCCCCTCCCACCCCTAGCCGAGCAAACGCGCATCGTCGCGAAGGTGGATGAGCTAATGGCGCTCTGCGACCAACTGGAGCAGCAGCAGGCCGACAGCATGAGCGCGCACACCAAACTGGTTTCAGCCCTACTGGAAGCGCTGACGACCGCAAGCGAGCAAGGCCAGTTTTCCAGCGCCTGGCAACGCATCGCAGCCCACTTCGACAGCCTCTTCACCACCGAAAGCAGCATCGAGCAACTCAAACAAACCATCCTCCAACTCGCCGTCATGGGCAAACTCGTCGAGCAAGACCCCGGGGATGAACCGGCGAAGGCCACTGGGAACCCCAGCTTGTTTAGTTCCGATTCCAAACCAGAGGCTCCATTCAAGATTCCACCGGCATGGACATGGTCGAACCTAGATCAACTAGCCACAATCAACGGCGGTTTTGCATTCAAGAGCAGCGACTACTCTGATGAGGGCACACGAGTCGTTCGAATCTCCGACTTCGATGAGTATGGTTTTAAAGATGCTAAGATCGTAAGGCACTCATTCTCTCCTGAGCTCATAAAATTCAGCCTCAGAGGCGGCGATATACTTATGGCGATGACCGGAGGAACAGTGGGAAAGAGCCTTCATGTAAGGGCGCTTACTGAACCCATGCTAGTCAACCAGCGAGTAGCCACGATAAGAGCATCTGAAGCGGTCACATCAAATTATCTCAATATTCTGATTCAGTCGGAGCTCACTCAGGAGGTGATTCGCGAAGCGAAAAACTCTACAAACGACAATATATCGATGAGGGACATAAAAGGCTTTCTGGTGCCTCTCCCCCCCCTACCCGAACAACACCGCATCGTCGCCAAAGTCGACGAGCTGATGTCTCTCTGCGACCGCCTCCAAGCGCAGCTCAAAAGCGCCCAAGCCACCCAGCTCAAGCTTGCCGATTGCCTGGTCGAGCAGGCGACTGTGCAAGCATAAGCGATGGAACAGAAGGATCTACCGCTTTTCAACCAGTTCGCCGAGGAAGAGCGTCCTGCCGCAGCGACTAACAAAACGGTGCCGAGTAGCGATCGACCCTTTGGCAAATACATCGTCTACGTCGATGAAAGTGGTGACCATAGCATGGTCTCGATCGACAAAAGCTACCCGATCTTCGTCCTCGCATTTTGTATTTTCCACAAGAGGCACTACGGCGAAAAAGTCGTCCCCGCGCTCGAAGCCTTCAAGTTCAAGCATTTCGGCCATGACCAAGTAGTGCTACACGAGCATGAAATACGTAAAGAAAAAGGAGCCTTCAGCTTCTTCCCTAACCGCGCGGCCAAGAACGCCTTCCTCAACGACCTAACCACGATCGTTGAGGACAGTAATTTCATCCTGGCCAGCTGTGTGATCGACAAGCAGCGACTGCGTAAAATCACGGAGACTCCCGACAACCCTTACCACATCGCGCTGATGCACTGCATATTCAGCCTGTATGACTTTTTAGTCGAGAAAGAAGAGCACGAACAACTGACCCACGTAGTCGTCGAGCGTCGAGGCGCCAAAGAGGATAAAGAGCTCGAACTCGAATTTCGTCGGATCTGCGACGGCAACAACTCCCGAGGCATTCAACTGCCCTTTGAGATTCTATTTGCCGACAAGAAGGCGATGTCGTCGGGCTTACAAGTGGCTGACCTCGTGGCTCGACCCGTCGGGCTACGAATATTGCGTCCCGAGCAGCCAAACCGCTCATTTGACGTGCTAAAACACAAATTCTACTGCAAAGGCGGGCGCCCCAAGGTGGGCGAGGACTTCGACGGATGGGGCCTAAAAATCGTGCCCTCCATAAAAAGCGAAGGGCCTCGGTGAACTCACCGAAACCCATACGCCGACCGGGCACTCCCAATCCATTTATACATAAACGAATGAAATCTTCCGCCGAGAGCAACAGAAAAGTCGAGAAATCTAAACCACGCGAAGAGCCCATTCAGTGACGCTAAGCTCACAGTAATAATTCCCATGCGCCTCAAAGAAGTATATATCAGCGATTATAAGAATCTGAAAGAGTTCAGACTCAGCTTCGAGAGCGAGAGCTTTCTCGATGTCTTCGTCGGCAAGAACGGAACTGGCAAATCGAACCTCTTCGAAGCACTGATCGAGATATTTCGCCACCTTTTCGAATTCGATAAGGGCAGCAGCGCTGATATTCATTTTGATTACAGTATCGGCTACGAAATCGAGGGAAAGGAGACTCAAATCGAATGGCAGGCAGGGGCACTGAAAATAGACGGTAAGTCACGTAAGAAAATGGGGCAGACTCCGTTGCCCGACAATGTCCTAGTCTACTACTCCGGCCACAACGAAACCGTCTCACAATTGATACAAGACTATGAAGAACGCTTTCAAGGCCGTATTAAGAGTGCCGATGCAAGCGAGAGTCGGTATTTTTTGGGCGTCGGGCCGGAATACAAAGAACTTTTGTTGTCAACGCTCTTGATACAGCCCAGCGATAATCCAGCCAGGCGCTTCGTCCGCCAAAAGCTCAGTATCGCAGAGACTGGCGATGAACTAAGGCTCGTGCTCAAGCGTCCGCACTACGCAAAGACGCCAGAATATGATGTAGTCAACAACGACGAGAAAGATCGATTTTGGTCACCAAAGGGCATCACGAAGGATTTCCTGGATCGGCTCAGCAAGTGCATCTCTCCTGCAGACGACAATAGCCCAATCCGCACCGAGGGTTATCAGGCGAACGACGACCAATACATTCTCTATTTTGATATATCGAAGATCCAATCGGAGTTTGCGGCACTGACTCCGCAGGAACTATTCCGGCAATTCGACAATCTAAAGGTGCTCGGAATGCTCGGCAGCATGTCGCTCCCACTCACCCTCGAAAGTGGCGATCCCGCTCAGAGCTCCTTCTTCAGCGACGGCCAGTTTCAATCCGTATACATCTATTCGATCATCGAGCTATTTAAAGATCGCAACTGCCTCACCCTACTCGACGAGCCCGACTCTTTTCTCCATCCGGAATGGCAACATCAGTTCCTCTCACAGGTGTTCGAGATCTCAGCCATCGACTCAGAAAGCAACCACGTCCTACTCAGCAGCCACAGTGCATCTACGATCTCAGCAAGCCCCGAACAACTGATCAGCCTGTTCGAGATCAACGGAAGCAGTGTCAAAGTGACCAAGGCATCCAAAACCAAAGTCATTGATTCCCTTTCAGCGGGTCTGATTACCTTCTCGGAGAGAGAAGCCCGGCTAAACATCCAGCATATGCTAAAGAATACCGACGGGGCAGTGCTCTTTACAGAAGGAATTACAGACGAGGTTATACTGGAGACTGCCTGGTCTAAATTGCACCCAGACCGCGACTGCCCATTTGAAATACAGAATGCGTTTGATTGTAATTTCCTCGGCAACCTACTCACCCGCGACGAGATCTACCGCAATCATCCCACTCGAACCTTCTTTGCCCTTTTCGATTTCGATGAAGCTTTTAACAAGTGGAATGGTTTCAAGGGAGATACCATCGAAGAAGACCCCTGCAAATGCCTGACAAAGAAGCATCGCAGAGAGAACAGCTACGCCTTAATGCTGCCGATACCTGAAGATTCGACCATCAGTAACCAAGTGATCAACAGCAGCACAGGAAAGACCTACAAGGACAAATCATTATTCCCAATAGAGATGTTGTTTCACGGCGTGGACGGGCTGGAAAGCTATTTCGTGGTCGATACGGATCGGCCAGACAATTTCATCAAATTCACCGGCAAAAAGGTAGAATTCGCGAATGAAATAATTCCCGCACTAAGCCCCGAGTGTTTCCAAAGATTCACGCCTATCTTTGATTTCATCGAATCCGTCATCGATTGAGTTTATGAATCCAAGACTCGCTAGTCCTATTATAGATAACATCTAGACCCTGTATTAATCCGCCACAAAACTACAAACTTATGAAAAACGCATGGATGGTCCGCTCCGGAGGCGGCGACTATATTGAACTCTTCGAATCAGGTCTTGTTGCGATTGGCTTCGGGACACCAATGGATCTGACGAATCGCGACCGCGAAGGAATACGTGAGGCCTACAATACTAAGAACCCGGGGATAACAGGACCAAGAGCAAACGGGGACGTGGGAATGCTCCATCGCTTCGCCAATGAAATAAAGCAAGGCGACAAGGTGCTCACCTATGATCCCGGAACACGGAAATATTTGGTGGGCGAGATTGCCAGCGACTATTACTTTGAAAACTCGTCGAACGAGCTGCCACACCGACGCAAAGTCACATGGCTAGGTAAGCAGGTCGCAAGGGACGATCTGAAACTTGCCACCCGGAACAGCCTAGGAAGCACGCTGACCCTATTCCGCTTAACCGAAGAAATCTTGACGGATGTCCAAGCGGCACTTGAGGGAAAGTCCAGCGCGACGGAAGCAGAAGATCCAAGCGACGAGGAAGTCAGCGAAGAGTCGAAGCGGTCTCTACAGGAAAACGCGCGCGAGCGCGTGAAGGATAAAATTGTCCAGCTCGACGATCAGGAAATGGAAGAGCTGCTGGCTAGCTTACTCCGAGCAATGGGCTTCAAAGCAACGGTGAGCCCCGTCGGCCCCGACCGCGGAGTGGACGTCATTGCATCGCCCGATGGACTCGGGTTGCTAGAGCCACGCATCAAGGCAGAGGTGAAGCACCGTCGGAATACAACCATCGGGTCGCAAGACCTCCGAAGCTTCATCGGTGCCCTCCGACCAGGTGATCGAGGCATCTACCTATCCACCGGAGGCTTCAGCAAAGATGCCAAATACGAAGCAGACCGAGCGAACATACCCATCACCCTACTCGACCTAGACAGCTTTGCTCGCCTGATCGAAACGCATTACGATAATTTCGATACCGAGGCGCGGACGCTACTGCCATTGATTAAGGTGCTGTGGCCAGCGGATTGAGAAGTGCTATTGGCAAGGAGTGATTTGAGAATAATTGATGGCTAATAATCCGAGATATTTGTATATTTTCCTCGATGAGGCAGGTGATTTTGACTTCTCGAACAGTGGCAGCCCCTACCTGCAAGTTGGCGCGATCACGAAGGAGCGTCCGTTTCATGCCTGCAAGGCATTGAATGAATTGAAGTATGACTTAGTCGAGAAAGGCGTCGATATTGAGTATTTTCATGCGGCTGAGGATCAACAAAATACCCGAAACGAAGTATTCTCGATTATCGAACAAAACTTAGAGGGCGTTCGCTTTGACTCTGTCTACATCGACAAGCGGGCATCCGAGGAAAACACTCGGCGTGGACACGGCTTTTACGAGCCCCTGCTGAAACGACTGCTTCTACATCTGTTAGAGGCGCATGATCTAGGAGCCTTCAAGGAGGTGATTGTGTTTACTGACCGGATTCCTGTGAACAAGAAGCGAAACGAAGTGGAAAAAGGCGTGAAGCAGACGCTCAGCAAAGCGCTCCCAAAAGGCACTCGCTACAGAATCTATCACCATGACAGTAAATCGAACTTTGATCTCCAAATCGCAGACTACTTTAACTGGGCGGCGTTTAGGTATCTGCGCGACGGTGACGAGCGTTCTTATAAAATCATCAAGCCCGTAGTGCAGGAGCGGCTGAAGTTTGTGCTTGAGACTAAGCCCGAGGTCTAGACACACGACCGCCCCAGCTATCCTACGAGAGGAAGAGCCCCCTGGGCTCTTATTACTGGGGCGGAACCTTTAAAGTGTGTCCTTGCAGTGCCTGAGCGTTGCTAGGTATTGACCTAAAAGAACCCTGTTGGGCTGGATTATCAAGTAAAATTCTTAAGTAGTCGATCGAGCACCTTAGGTTCTTTTCTTATCATGAAGAGTTATTCACCCCTCAGAATTTGCCATTATTTGCCATTTCTGCTGACAGGAACTCCACCTGCCGAGCCAAAATTATTTGCCAAAGATTTGCCAATTTCGCCTCAAAAACCTGCATTTAGCGTCATTTAGCCGCAAACAGGAAAACCCACAAAGCACTGATTAAGTGCTACTAATGGAATCTTCATGCAACATTAGGAAATCTAAAAACTGGTTCAAATCCTGTCGGCCCGACCATTTGAATTTCTCCGGATATGGACTGCCTGTCCGTCGTAGCTCAGAGAGCGTAGACGGATCGGCCCGACCATTTGAAAAATGTCGCAGGACGTCAGGGTTTGAACCTGCGAACAAGACCGAAGCCGCAGGCAATCGGACCACCTGCGAACAAGCAGGTTGAA